TCTTTCCATGTGGCGGGTCCGCAAATACCATCCACTTCCAGAACTTCTTTCCTGGATTCCTGATAAGCTTTCAGAGCGCAAATCGTGTTCGTATCTGCTGTCCATGTAAGTTTCAGAGCTTTGCCGCCTTTTCCTTTAAAACCTCTGGCTCTTAAAATTTCCTGTAAGAGGAGCACAGATGTGTTTTTATCTCCTGCTTTTACTGTTTCTGGATTAAACATATATTTCTCTCCTGTTTGTGCGGTATTAGGCAATGCATTTTCAGATTTTGCGGGTACAGATGCATCAGATGTAATACTATAATCTGGTGTACAGAACTTAGTTCCGGGCATCTGGCTGTTAAGATAACTCTTTGCACAGACACCGCCGCCATTTGCAATAATTCCAGATGCACCAGAAGTATTTCCCTCGATGGTATAGAACCTGTCTCCGATTACGGCCGTTACGATGCCGGTATGAGTGAAAGTTCCATTATGATAAAAAATTACAATATCACCGATCTTTGGATTAGCGTTCCTTGTAAACAGATTACCAAGTGTTGGGCAGTAAACATAGGGCCAGTGTTTCAACAGTTTTTTTGCTTTTTCCTGTCCGAATGCTTCCATAAAGCACCAACTCACGAATGCTGCGCACCAAGGCTGTCCTTGATATGATGGCTTAATGTCTCGCCAGTACTTCGTATAGTTGCTCGAACCGGCATTCGCAGTCTTACTGTCAAGCTGACTATTGCTCTTCTTTTCAAGGTATCCAATCTCATTTTTTGCAATGAGAATCACTTTTTCAATAGCTTTATCCATTGCAGAAACCTCCTCTTTGTAATCCTTATAGAATACATCCATGTCAACGTTACCACTAATGCCGGATACTTTTCCTCTACTGGAATACTGCCAGCCTGCACCAACAGATGGACGCAATCTTTCCTGTACAGAGCCATTATCACTAGCCGGATAACGAGCAATCCAGCAATCGTACTTTTTCAGGGTGTCTGACAGAACGTTATTATACCAATCAAGATTGCAGTAGATACCGACCTTATAACCGGCTTTTTTGATTCTGGTCAGAAATGCTACTGCAATATTCTCAATCGCCTGTTTTCCAAGGTTTCTCTGCTGACTCCATTCAAGGTCGTAGAAGATTGGAAAGTCCATTCCGCGTCCGCCAAGAACAGAAATTACGCTCTCAGCTTCATCAATTGCCTGTGCCGGTGTCAGAGCGTAACTGTATTTATATCCGCCGACAAGGATTCCATTTGACTTGCATCCTTTGTAGTTATGCTCAAAAGAGGAATCGGTTCCAGATTTTTGATGGATTCTCAATATTGCAAACTTAATTTCAGAATTCGATACTTTCGCCCAGTCTGGCTTACTCTGATAAGATGATACGTCAATTCCTTTAATTTCCATATTTTCTCCCTTGCACGTATTTTATTTCACTATTCCTGGTTTTGATTCTGTTACTGTCCCGTCCTCATTCAATACATAGCCATCCTTTTGAAGTCTTTCAATTACCTTCTTATCCCACAGCTCAGGAACATCTGTCCATTTTTTCAGCCCATTGATTACTCGTTCTTCGAAAAATTTAACCATTATTCTTACCTCCGATTGTTGCAACTAATGTAGCAAGTTCGTCAAGTGCCGAATCATGCGTTGATACAAGTTCAGCTAGACCGTCAATACCATCACCATTAATTAGAATTTTACGATTAGATTCCGCATTAAGCATTTGCATCACCAAGTCAAGTTTTTCAGACATTTCATTCAGTCTGTTTGAAACTCTATTAATTGCTTTATAAATATTTGCAATTTCCTTTTTATCCATATGCACCTCCTGTTCTTAGCCATTCAGCTATAAATAATTCATTAATTTACTAGGATTTTAGAAACATAAGCAAGGGGCGAGGCTCCTTTCTTGACTGGCATCGGCGATGTTCGTATCCCCTGACGCATTCACAACACAGAAGGACTCATTGGCACTGCGGCAAGGCGAACGCTCCCACCAAATCCCAGACACATAAGGATTGTTAGTTCGTGGGCTTTTATACCTGTTTGCGGTCGCATTCTTAAAGTATTGATACTGTGTTCCTTCACCTCTAAAAGAATATGAAATGTTACCAAAAATTTCGATTTCAGATAGTAAGAACGCATAATCGTTTGAAGTCTTGATTGTACTACTCTGACCTCCCACAGATGTCAGCTTTTTAACCTGTTTCATCATGCTTTGGACATAAGCAGGTAAACATTTCTTGTACACATTATTACACCATGTACGTCTTTCACAACCTTCCCAACCGCCGCTATTCATATCTGAGCTATTCATATAACCACATTCATGAGATGCATCGAGAGAATTGTTATATTCTGTCGTAGTGTCTAAATACAGCAGGCGTTCCGTCTGAATTGTAATAGCGGCTTTGGCCTTGCCATTGATAGCAGTTACCAAGTCGTCATGTTCAATTCCGATGATCACATAAGCATAATCATTTGCTTTGTGTGACTCACTCACGCCTGTTGCATCCATAGCATTGTGATGGATGGTTCTCTTGTCGCCAACCGCCCAATATTCGCCAATATTGATTTTACCTGCGTAGTGCGCTTTAATCATCCTTGCTATTTCAACATCCGTTCCGTCAGCGAATGTGACAATCTTCAATTCCCCTGGTTCACCGAGAAGTCTGTTTCCTGTATCGTAGTTGTATACGCCATCAGTGTTGTATGGGAACAGCACGAAGTAATATTGTTTGTCGCTTGTTAACCCTGTGACTGTATAGCCTGTGGTTTTGTATTTATCTCGAACCGTATTATCAACCACAAGCGTTCCGTCATCTGGATTTGCAGGATAGCCCGTTTCTTTCATTACAAGTTTTGTGCCAGCCCATGTAGAAAATGTTGAGCCACTGATTACCGTGTTTTCAGGGTCTTGCCATTTAATTGTGACAGATGTGTTTGCATTTTCAATTGTTGGGTTGTTTACGGGTTTAGGGGTAACGGTCACGCCTCCGCCTTTTGCGTGGAGTGTTCCGTCTTCGTCTATGAATGTTGTCTTACCGTCGGGCTTAACCTTGCCAAGAGTTTCAGTTGTAGCAATCGGGACAGTCGCATCACTTCCCCTGTCTCCTTTTGGCCCTTTTATGTTGACTGTTTCGGGATTGGTGATTCCATCTGTGTTGCTCCAGCTTATATTTCCATCGGTGTCCACACTTGGGACGAATGTAGTGCCCTTGTCTCCTTTAGGCCCGGCATCCCCAGCCTCTCCCTTTTCTCCTCGCGGCCCAGTATCTCCTTTTGCGCCCGTATCGCCTTGCGGTCCGGTAATATTTACTGTCTGGGGGTTTTCAAGTCCCCCGTCATTACTCCAACTTATATTTCCTCTGCTGTCTACAACAGGAGTGAATGTGGTTCCTCGCGCACCAGTATCTCCTTGCTCACCTTTTGGACCAACCGGGCCTTGTTCGCCTTGTGGCCCAGTATCGCCTTTTAGACCCTGTATTCCCTGCTCTCCTTTTTCTCCGGGGTCTCCTTTTACACCCTGCGACCCTGGGTCGCCCTTTGGGCCTTGCGGACCAACTGGCCCCTGCGGCCCCTGAATCTTGCCAGCATTGTTCCAATTCGTGCCGTCGAAAACCCACATTTCTCCGTCTATTAAATATGCATCGTTCTTCTCTGCACTCAGGGGGAGGTCTGCCTCAGATTCTTTTGTGCCAAGGATATTAAGAGATGTTCCATCATTTCCTTGTTCACCCTTTTCTCCTTGTGGGCCTTGCGGACCAACTGGTCCCTGCGGACCAACATCTCCTTTTTCACCTTTTGGGCCTTGCACTCCTTGAGGTCCCATAATACTCCCAACATTTTCACTATCACCATCTGAAAATGTTATTGTCAAATTTCCATCTGTGTCAATACTGACTGCTGTGATAGAGATACCCCTTAGTGATTCTTTCTGCTCGGGTGTCAGCGATTCAAATGCTACGGTGCCATCCGCACCCTTTTCTCCCGGATCACCTTTATCTCCTTTTTCACCCCTTGGACCCTGCGGGCCAGCAGGACCCTCTGCGCCTTTCTCTCCTTTATCTCCTTTTTCGCCTTTTGGACCCTGCGGGCCAACAAATTCTCCGGCATTGACCATCTCTGAAATATCCTCAATGGAACACAATCGTCTTACATCATTAGCCGCAAATGCAATGTATAAGGCTTTGCCAGATGGAACAGAAGGGTCATTGCCAAGAATCGCAACGGGCTCTCCAGGACGAATTTTCGATGTATCAAAATCAGCGTACATACCGCGCCGGAATTGTATTGTATATGTATTGGCCATATTAGACTTACCTCCTTATGAAAGGAAATTATTTTTTATGTAATCCTTTACGGAATCAAGATTTTTCTGTACATTGTCATCCATTACAAGGAAATTACCTTTATTATTCTGACTGATAATATTTCCTGTGCTTTCGTCTACTTCTGAATAGGTGTAAGCAATGCGACTTCCTTCTCCAGTGCTGAGATTCATAAAACTTGTAAGAATTTTTTTCATGATATTTCCTCCATTTCGTCAATAATTTTTTTCCTGTTATTAAGAAGCTCTTTTTCGTAATCGGGTTCTGATATTTCAAGGCTTTTACTGTAGTCTGGCTCTGGCATGTCTGTGTCTATTGCCCTATCGTAAGCTGTTTCACTTGCATCAGCAAAACGCATGTGTTCATAGTCAGCTTGACGCGCTTTGACTTCAAATGCAAATTTAAGCCCCGGAGTACCTTTTACAGTGAAATATGTCTGTTCTTTTTGGTCTACCCAACAATCTCCATCTCCTTCCTTTTGCAAGAACACATAATATTCAATCCTTACATTAGTAGATTCTTGGAATATGTCATCTATGTCTATCAGACATGTGCCGTCTTCTGATATGGATGCTTCTCCGATGTCTCCAAACATGGGGGATGCCATTTCGTAGCAATAAAACGCCTGTGTACCATAGTTTTTTGTTGGAAAAATCCTCTTCTTTGTCCCTCGGACACTTAAATCCGCAAGGTCTGTCCCCGTTCCGATGCTATAGAAATGACCACTGGCTTCTACGTGCGTGCCTGCTTTAACTTTTTTTGATGCCGAAATACTGTCCGCAGAAACACTGCCAGCAGAAACACTGGTATTAACCGAGACCGAACTTGCGTGTACGGTTCCTGCATAAAGATTGATTCCTCTAATTCGCGTTCCATACAACGTCCCGTACCCCGGTACATATACTCCTGTATTCGTCTCTGAATAGACTTCTCCAGTCGACGCATTTAATATTATTTTGCCGTACGTACCGTCTGCTGTGAGTTCCTTGTATTCAACTTTCCATCCTGCTAATTCGCCTGTGTTAATATAATCGGCATTTATATACACATTGCCATTTGATAGATACAGACCTTTATTCTTGCTGTTATCGCTTAGCACATCAATAATCTCTTGTTTAGTCATCTTTCCTATATCGAGATCACTAAGCGCATTGTCTGTATAACGATTCGCATTCGATAACGCTGTCGAAGCTTTATCTTCCGCAACGCTATATATTGTATCACCGTTTGTTAACGCAAATGTATTAGGTCTGAGCGTAACATTTCCGTAGTTATCAATCGCAAATGTTGATGTTCCAGAACTGTTTGTAACATTAATGTTTTTCAAGCTAATTAAATCAGCTGAAATCTGGCCGGACTTAATATAGGAAGCATTTATATACAGATGTCCGTTCTGCATATAAATTCCCTCTTGCTTACCGTTATCCGTTAAAGCGTTAAAAACTCTTTCAAAATTGACAATTTTTTCAGCGTCCAGTTCCTGCCAAGTGCCATCAGTCCCAGAAAACATATATACCCGGCTCGTAGAAAAGTTCATGAAAATCGAGCCGTCATGTTTTTTATATTCTTCACTTTTCCACTCAGATGCCGGATAGTTCTGCAATGTTGGTACATACGTGCCATAATAGTTCGGGATAGTCACATTATTTTGAACTGCCCCATCCACAACATCCTTGGCGATCTGTTCAATAGTTCTACTTTTTAGCGTAAAGTTTTCGACCTCTAATGTGACAGCACCTGTGTCGGCATCTATTTTTAATGTCGTATTCCCGTTATTATCTTTTGCTGTAAAACCTCTTGTGTTAATCCATTCTGATTGGATGCCAATAGCATAAAGAATATTCAGAACAGCATCTCCATTACTGTCAAACCCGGCTTTCCATGTCTGACCCCCATCTACTGACAAAAAGAATCCATCGACACCTGTCTTATAAATTACTTTAGAATCAGCAAGTGTAGGCTTATCATGCCGGTACGTAATTACGGAACCATCTTCTTGTACTTCCTCTGTATAGAAAAAACCCAGCGTGTTCGCTGCAAGTTCATTCATCTGTTTGAGCTTTACGTCATAGGCAGATAGTTTCTTCTCTATATCTTTTTTTGACTGTTCTACGGCCGCTTGCTGACCACCAACAAACTCACTTACATCTTCTTCGGCACTCTTTGCGCTGCAACCCCATGATGTTGAACCACCGAACACAAATTCTACATTAGTTACAAATGATCTAAAAACACGATTCTTCGTGTCAATAAATTCGACTGGATCGCCGAAAGTGGCGTATCCGTTGGCAATTCCGTCACATGAGAAAGGACGCATTCGCAAACCGATTAATTGACTCCCAATGGCTTCAATGCCTGCCTGTGCATTTCCTGACAATAGCTGATTATCAATAGTGATTACATAACCGTCCTGACCCGACATATATTCGGTCTCATCTTCTACGTATTTGACGCCTGTTACAATGACATCGTCTACGTCATATTGTAGATTCTGAATTGAAAATAACGCGTGATAATCGTTATTACTTAACGTACCACCATCAATCACAGTCCCTGTCGTCCACGGATTAAGCGTGCCACCATCCAGATCATCACCGTTTGTCCAGTTCTTTACTGCTCCACCATCGTAAATAGTCGTATTGGTAAATGTCTTATCAAACGTAATAATCCTGAGTAAGTCATTTTCATCAATTCTTGCATTTCCACCGACTATCCCGGCACACATTCCGATTACTGTACGATATGTCGCATTAGATGGCGCTTTCTGAATCTGAAAGTCCGCATTTGGAAACATTGCATCTCCAAGAGTGATTCCACATTGCTGACAGCATTCTGAGAGCAGTTCCTTGACCGTACAAGGAAAAGATAAATTAGAATCATACGTCTTATCAGCGTTATGCATTTTGTCTAAGAGGGAAAGACTTATTTCGCTTGCCGTTGCAGGTTTCTTTGACACAATATAAGTACCTCTTTTTATAGTTTCTATCCTGTCAGATAACCGCACATTGAGAAAGATAACAAACCTTGCAGCATTAAAATTATATCCGTCAAAGCGTCCGTCATCATTTACCAATGATAAGCTTGCCGTTTTTTCTATTGCTACACCCACCGGGAAGTCCCCAGAGTCTGCTGAATCTACGAGACTATTTCCAGACAGATAAAAGTCTTTTTTGCCTAGCTTAAGAGTTGTACCATTTGACAATGTAACATTTGCTGTCACGTAATAATTTCTGTTTGTAAGAGATTCTTTCTTCAACTGAGTAGATACATTTATCAAATCGGCTCAACCCTCCTTACATTAATAGACAAATCTGTCCACTTTTCTTCCCCATCTTTCAGAGTTTGCGCAGCCATATTAAAATTTGATGCGTAGAATGTTCTGTCTACCCATCTTCCCGGAATAGTTGGGTCTTTATGGTGGAATGTGAATTGACTTTTGTTAAGTACAGTATTTAGTATGGTTGCTATTTCAGCCCATGTAAGCTCGCCCCATTGCATGTCATACCCACCAATTGTTCCCATTGGTGTATTGTGCATAATCAAATCTTGACTTCTTTTGGAGTCCTCTGTAGAAGTAGTTGCGAACACCGGCTTGTAACTGTCCGGTGCTCTTATAACAACGTTGTCTATTTTAAATTGTTCCTGCGGCATATTCTTCTCCTTACGCTAACTCAAATGGGTTCTTCCCATTCCGGTTTCTTCTCATTTCAGCTTCACTGATAATAATATCTAACAGTTTTCTGCCAGATGCATTAACTGTAACATTGTAGGTATTTCCATCTCCCTGCCCTTTTCCTGACTCTTCCCGGACGATCTGCCGTAATAGGCTTTCCGGTGCTTCCAGGTTATTTCCTTTCTTCTGGTCACCTAATACCGCAAGGAATTCTGACCTTGGCGGAATAACTGCGCCACTGGCCAGATATGGGATAGTTCCGATACGTGGAAATGTCGCATGAAATCCAATAGTCTTTGAACCAAACGGTGTTGGAACAGTCCAGGGTCCAAAGGAAAATGCAGATTCAATTCCACCAATTGCATTATTAATCATCCCAACTGCATTATTAACAATGCTGATTGCCTGATTAATCGGAGCTTTGATAAAATTCACAATGCCTTCAAATGCAGATCTGACTGCATCTCTGGCGGCATTAAACTTATTAGTGATAGCATTTTTTATCGCTTCTACTTTATTAGAAACAAATGTAGTTACGTTTTCCCATACTTGGGATGTCTTGTTCTTTACGCTGTCCCATACGCCTACAACTTTAGTTTTAATTGCATTAAATACTGTGCTGGCTGTGGATTTAAGAGAGTTCCAAAGGCCAGAAAGTGTCTTTTTGATTGCGTTCCAGATTGTTGAAGTCAATGCTTTAATCGCATTCCAAGCAGTGCTGATGATGCTCTTTATTATGCTCAACGCGCCTTTTGTTACGGTTTTAATTATCTCCCACGCACCCGACACAACATCTTTGATAAAATTCCATGTTCCATCCGCAATCTCTTTTATTCCCTGCCAAGCCAGTTCCCAGTCTCCTGTGAAAACGCCTACAAGGAAATCAATGATTCCGCTCAGAGTGTCTGCTACATCACCAATTATTTTAATTAATGATTTTATGACTTTTATTGCTACGGTGCCTACAACGTTAATTACTTCCGCCATAACTGGAAGCAAATTCGCAATTATCCAGTTAATTAAAGGCACTAACACCGATTCCCACAGAAGTTTCAGGGAATCAATAAGTTTACCGAGGAAAGTCTCTATCTTTAAAATTGCGTCCCCTAATGGTCCCTCTAATAGCCCTTTGATTTGTTCTGCTAGTCCTTGAAAAATAGGAAGAACGTACGTGTTATATCCAGTTATCAGAGTTCCAAATATGCTTGATAGTCCATTTGCTATAGAATCAAAGAACGGCTTTACGTGTTCATCGTATAACCTCGATATTGCGTCACTAAGGTTTTGAACAACTGTTAAGACCCCACTTGTTACAGTTTCTATTACTCCGAGGCTACCCTCGATTGCGGACTTTAAAATGTCCTTGTTGTCGATAAAAGGCTGCGCAATCATGTTAAGGATATCTCTGCCAAGTTTTGCAGCCGTTTCTGTAAGAACCATTCCGATTTCAGCAAAGATTCCGATTAAATCCGCAGTAATCTGCTGTGCGGTTTCTCCACCAAAAACTGAGAAAACATCCGCAAAGGCGACTGCAAGATTCCCTGCGATTTGCGAAATTTCAGAGCCGATATTGAACATATCTATCAGATAGTTCTTTATTCTTTGCGTGTTCTGCTTTAAAAACTTTTCAATTCCGCCTATAATGTTTTGTGCAATTGTCAATCCAATTCTGGCAAATGAACCGGCAACTTGTCCAATTGCATATGCAAATGAATCAAGAAAATTATTTGCTGCTTTAGTAACTTCTGAATCAGTAAAGATATCCTTTAAAGATTTCCATATGGAATCGAGATCCTTTTTTATTCCGTCAAGAATTGGTTCGTAATCTCCTAATCCATCCCAGAATCCTTTTGCGATTAACTTAGCCAACTGTTTAAATCTGTCGATTATCTTTTTTAGCGGTTTTGACATTTTATCAAGAACTGTCTCACCCTCTGCCAATTTTCCATAATCAACATTTTGTACAGCATCTTTCATCTGATCTGCAAGTCCGCCGGTTGCGCCCGGTACTTTTGACGATGAATCTGTGCTTTTATCCGTTGAGTAATTATTTATTTCGTCAAGAGGACTAAGATATCCTTTTGCCGCCTTAGTAGCTTTCTTAGTTGCATCTGCTGTATCATTTGTCGCATCTGCCAGCTTTTCGGCATTGTTGGCAGCATCTCCATATTGGTCTGCCGTATCAGCTATTGCATCTGTTCCGACAAGACCTGCACCACTTGCGCCTGTCTGGCCAGATGATTTCTTTCCAGTGATTAATTCCGTAAATGACTTGAAGGCATTTGCCAGAGTTGCTAACTTACCGAGCAAGATATTAATAACTCTCAAAACGGGAGTGAAGAGATTGATTAATCCCTGTCCGACTGTTGCCTTGAGAGATTGCAACTGTAACTGCATCACTCGCACTTGGTTCGCCCAGCTATCAGAAGTACGGATGAAGTCTCCAGATGCGGCAGACAACTGTTTCTGCACAAAAGCCAGACGAAGAGCCACTTTCTCCTGTTCAGTCATGGCGGATGTGGTTTTACCATAGCCATTTGCCAGCGCGAACTGGTCAAGCGCCGACTGGGTCATTATCACACCGAGGTCCTTGAGCGTTTCCGTTTCTCCCGTAAACACTGATTTCAGCTTGATATAAGCCAAGTCTTGACTAATGTTATAGAATGATGCTACGTCACCAGTCAGCTGCGTCAGAGCTGTTGACATGTCGTAAGCCTGTGCTTCGGAGAAACCGAACGACTTAGACATTGCTCCGAACGTTCCGACATACTGTTTTGCCATGGTTTCTGACAGTCCGGCAGAGGTCATAGCATTCTTTGCAAATTCGTTTACCTTGTCCGACATGGTTGTGAATGTAACATCGACCACGTTCTGCACTTCGGCAAGGTTAGAGCCGAGTTCTACGCATTCCTTACCGAACTGCGTCAGTTTTCCAATCGCAAATGCTCCGCCAATCAGTACGCCTATTTTTTTTACTACGCTGCCAAGTCCGTTAAAAGACTGCCTGATTGCTGATACGCCGTTTTGCACGCCTGATGTGTCCATTCTGGTATCAATAATGACTGAGCCATCAGCAGCCATGTGTCCACCTCCTAACTATTTGAGGTCCAACATCTCATTCAGCTTATCTTTATAAGCTTGCTCTTCATCGCTGAGACGTGTTTTTATGTCAATTATGTTTTTATTCTCTTGATAGAATTTCTTTTCCCATTTATCGAACTTTTCGCCCTTTGCTTTTTTTGACCGGATTCCAACTACGGTGTTGAACAGGCACTCGCCAGATTCCATAAAGTATCCGAAGAACGTCCACCAGTGCATATAAGGTACTGATCTGATTTCTTTACCAGCAACCTTGTTCACAGCCGGAACGATCATATCTCCATCCTGTTCCCAGTCCATCAAACGGGGTTTGGACTTGTTCGGGCTATCATCGAATTGACCACAATCAATAAACTCGCAAGCTTTCTGACAAGCTTCTGTAAGATATTCCAGGGGTATGCTTTGCCAGTCCTCAAACAAAATCTGTAACATAACAACAGCTTTCGCCTGTTCATCCAGTTCTGGGTCATTCATGGCTATGAGAATATCAATGATCGCTCGAAAATCGGTTCTAATAGAAAAATCCACCCCACTTATATTGAGTGAGGTGGGAAGCTCATAGGCGGTCATTTTGCATACTTCTCCGTATACTTATTGACTGCTGCCTGCATTTTCTTTTTTCTCTTTTCGATTTCCGGCGCAATTGCTTCTGCGATCTTATCCAGAACAATGTAAGCGAACACCTGACCATTTCCGAAAACGGTTGTTGCGGTAATTGGTTCTTTGAACAGGTCTTTTGATGCTTCATATCCGAGCAGATAATTGATTTTATCCTCGATCTGTTTGTTCAGTTCTGCCATTTCTTTACCGGAAGTGACTTTCTGGATAGAATTTTTGAGCTGTTCAAAGTATTCTGCCAGTTCTTCTGCACGTGCTGCTACATTGATATCGGTCGGATTCAGCTTAAAAGAAGAAAAAACTTCGTTTTCGTTGTTAGTGAATGTGAAAATGAGAATTCCATCGTCAATTTTGGTATTAATTACTTTTGCCATTTAGCATGTCCTCCTTGTATATGTGCTTATTCGCTGTCGGCTGTGAATGTACCGGAACTGATATCAAATTTTCCTTTTACACGTTCGCCAACATAGTTGACAGTAAACGGAATCTGATAACCGGATGTATCACCGCCATAGGAGGTCGGCACAACATAACAATCCTGCTGGTATGCTTCATACTTTCCTGCTGTAGCTTCTGTCCACAGATGAACCTCAACTGCTTTTGTTTTGAGGTTGTCATCTTTGAGACGTCCATCTACAATCTTCTGCAACGCTGTGAACAGGTCTGATGTGGTATCTGCATAGAACGGATCAGCATCAGAAGAAGCTTCGTAGCCATTGTGTTTAAATGTGGATTCTCCAAGAATGTTTTTAGATGTTTCAGTGTCTGGATTGAGTTCTACATTGTACTCTTCCAGGTCTTTTCCAAGACGCTCATATTTCGGCGTCAGTCCTCCGCAGAGGGAGCCTGCGTCGATATAATGAGCCATATATTTACGGTCAATTTTTCCTGTAACTGGCATAGAAATGTCCTTTCTGCCTATAACTTTAAAAGGCTGTGTAGGTTAGCGACTATCTCCAATTGATAGCCGGTTGTTACTTGTTATATTGCTTCGTAAGTATTTTCGTAGCGCACCGACAATGGTAACAACCAGTCCTGTACGCCGCTCTCCTGCGGTTCTAAACCATAGGAGTTGTCACGTGTGATACGTTTTATCACTCGCCCCTGTGAAAGCTCTGGAAACACATTTAAACGCGTCTCAGAGCCATTTATAATAACTGGTTCCCGGCATATCCATTTACCGAGATTGTCAAGGAACTTCTGAACAGATAGTTTCTGCCTTTCTTTGTCAGATGCTGTACGATATACCACGTAAAATGGGTACTGACATACCTGATGCATCGTTCCGCAAACGTCTTCTTTCTCTGAATAGATCAACGCCCCGTTGTCTGCCGAGAACGCAATTCCTGATTCTTTGCCGAGTTCTTCAAACTTGATTGTTTCATTTTCGTATAACCCTGGATACTGGTTTAGAAGTGCTTTCATGGCATCTGTCAGAATCTCATATCCAGTTGCATCTTTTCCGATAGGTTTATCCGCCATGTCTGCCACCTCCTGCCTGTGCTTTTACTTTACGAATCCATGTGTCGCCGTATTGTCGTTTAGCGGCATCGAACCACTTTGCTTGTGCCTGTGGGTGAATTTGTTTGGTGTATTCAAGATTTTCCTTTGCGGCTGTCTGACCAGAAAACTGACTAACAAGAACTTTCTTTGCTCCACGTCTTGCGTAGGGACTTCCAGTTGCTTCATCAACCATTCCTTTTCCCTCGTACAGAAAACGCCCATAAGGAGCCGCCGCCGCACATACTTTCCCAGTTCCTTGCAAGGATGTACTCTCAACTCTTGTTCGGTTGATAAAGTCCCCTGTAATCATCGGCATAAACGGAACCATACTGTCCATAACCATTCCATCAAGGAGATATTGGGCTTCTTGGTATTGCCTGGAGAATCTATCCATATTCAGTTTAATTTTCATATCTCCATCGACTACGGAGAATCCTTTAAAATGATGAATCTTACTCATATTACTTACCCAGAATCTCAAAATGTGGAATCAGTGTATACGGACCGCCTATGCTGGTAATCTTAAACACGTTATCCTTGTTCTCGTTCATGTACTGGTAGAATCCGCTCCGATAATCGCCATCAGATACCGTTCCACCAGTCCACTCACCCTCCCAGAAGAATGATTCATCCGAGAATGTGATAGTATCTTCCAGAGCATTGTTAATCTGCCTTTTCCACTCCTTCGAAGGCACCCATGGGAGAATCTTGCCATCTTTATCGGTAATGGTTATATCACCGTTCTGAACAGCATAACGAACGTGCAACTGTGCGTTGTCAGTTGCGTCTGGTCCGTACTTTTTAAGGATTGCTCCCTTGTCCGTAATGAGATCAACGCCGGATAAAACATGAGGATACCAGTACGCATCTCCTGTCGTGGCTGATTCGTAATAGTCAAAAATCGTCACCGTTTTTTCGTACATGATACCCTCTCCTTAATATTATTCTTTCTGCGTTGTCTGCTTAATAATCTGATTCACGCCAGTAGCCGATAATCCGTTAAACATACCGACCGCAACCGCTGTGATATAATCCGTTGCCGGGAAGTCCGGGATAACTCCCATCCCGACAGCTCCGAGAATGCCACCAATAACCGCCATGATCACTGGAATCCATTCATCAGAGATTCTTTTTGATGCTTTACAGCCCATTCCTACGATGTAGCAAATCATAACGATTGCGATGCATGAGCCAAGTGTTGAAATGTCCATAATCATACCTCCAAATCAACTTTTTCCATAACTGCCCTTGCTTCCAGAACAGCAATATAATCCGTCATTGCTCTTACCTGCATATTGTAAGTGCTTCTCGGACAAGTAGGAGTAAATGGGAGTTCCCCTTTGTCCCACTTTTCAAGCATATTCGCAAGTTTCTTATATCGAACAACCACCTGCATATACTCTGCCTTAAAGCGTTCCTTGTAATCTGCACTGTTCATCATTTCAACTGTCTGTTTTAATTCCATTATTCAGATACCTCCTTAAATTCTTCTTCAAACTCATCCTTTACCATTGTATCGAAATACCCTTCTTCATCACGCAAGACGTAGTCTCCGGGCTCTACGAGTACCGAATCAACTCTTTCGCCATCTCTAAATAGAGCAGGATATGCAGAAATCTCAATGTGCGGCGGGTTAAGATTATTATTAATTTTTACCGAATTTCCAACAAACTTTTCAATTTGAGTTATACTCTCTGGAGTGGTAAAACACTGAATAGCTTCAACTATAGTCGGTTTTATTCGCGCATATTTCATACTCACATCCCCGCATAAAGAATCGGTATTCCATCATCCGTCCTTACTCCCATCAGAAGCGGAAAAGCTGTCTTAAGAAGTAAGTCATTCGTTTTCCGTACATCTCCGGCGGCATCATATACCGCACTCCATTCCTTTGCACCCGCTCCAATCTGCTGAGGCGTTGCGTAAGAGATGGATTCACTGCCGGAACTTACAGATGTTACAATGCCTGTCGTGCTACCACCGGACCCGATTGCGGTTGACGCACCACTCACAGCGGCATTGGTAGCATTCTTTTCAGCAAGCTCAATCTGATACATTAATTCAGCCAATGAACAGACCGCCTTTTTGATGCGCTTTTGTGAGCGTTCGTTTGTTGGCAGTCCATCCACCAACCTGTCAAACGTCATTGTGTCCACAAAATCACTGGCTCTTTCTGCCAGTCGTGGAAAGTCGGTTTCTGGCACGACATTGCCGAATGATTCTGTATAGAATTTATAATCTACATAAGCCATGCCAGTTACCTCCTAGTCAATCATCATTTTGCTGTTACACTTGTGCTTCCGGCATTCAGTGCTTTGTATGTTCCATCACACTCAACCACTGTGATTTTCTGTCCGGTTGCCGCCTTGATGTCAGCTTTTCCGTCCCAAGAAGTCCAGTTCCTGAGGTTCTGTCCATATCCAACAGTTATTGCGTCTGTTGCAACTTTGTATTTGTATACGTTGTTGGAGTTTTCCTTAGCCGGATTTACAGTGATTTTTGTATCACCAGTTGCTGTTCCTGCCGATGTTACTGTCAGAGTACCAAGTGTTGGTGTCTCATCAATGGTGATTACTGCGATTGCGTCAATGTACTCCGCAAAAAGAGTAAGCCCCATAACCGCGAACGCTTCGGACACTGCTGTGTGGTAGTTACCCTGTGTATGGAATCCAATCAGGTTTGTTTCGCCAGATACGGTGTATACAAGTCCTGCTCTTGCAAAGTCAGATTCATTCGGGTCAACATAGTACAGAACGATGTTCTCAACAGGTGTTGCGATAACCTGTCCTCTCGGAATCTCGCTGTCAGATAACAGGAAGATAGTGTTGAATCCCATAAAGTCCTTCATGTACTGGAAGCCGAACTGGTTCTGAATAGTGATCTCAGCTGCTCCGAGATATTCATATACGTCCAAAATGTTGACAAATCCAACAACGCCAGTCACGTTTCTGTGCATCTGCTTAAATTTGTTCTCAACACGGCCTTTAGCCATTGCCAGAGCCATCTGGAATGTTGTTTCTGTGGAAGTAAGTGTACCGGTTTTCAGATAGTCATAAAATCTGCTGGTAACGTCAGTCTGAAGCTGGAAAAGGAATTCATCATCAGTCATCTGAACGGCGTTCTCATAACCGTGATCCTTGATTGCTTCGATAGATACAGCCTTTGCGTACTTTTCAATGGTCATTTCCGCATAGTTCTTTTCTTTTACAGTAAATTTGCTGTAAGGAATTTCCTCACCCTCTGCCACTTTTCCGCTCTGTAAAGTACCCTCTGCGTACTTAGATTTCAGTACAGCACCCGGCTGTTTTTTGATAGGTCTCATGATTCCCAGAATGTCACGTAAGTGCTGCCAGTTTCTTTCGAATCTGGTTACAAAGTCAATCTCACGTGCTGTGACCTGGATATCATTAGTCATAATAAGATTAGCTTTTGCTGCCATATAAAAATCCTTTCTACCCATAAATATTAAGGTATTGGGTTAGCGGCTATACTCTGTCGTATAGTCGGTGTAAAAAATCACTGGAATAACTGGATATTCTGAGCAATTGCAGCCTGTCTCTCGGACGGGTCTTTGATCGCTTCGATATCTTTTTTAGTCATGCTTCCCGGTGTCTGCTGCTGTCCAACGTGAGTGGTAAATCTTGCCTGATTCTGCTGAGCCTGCTGCTGAGATTCATCCACAAAAGCGGATGCGTCAGACTGTTTCATCTGCTCAATCAGGTCGTTCAGCCCAAGGATTTTACCATCTTTCAGCTTCAATCCTGCTTCCTTGATGTCTGCCATAACAGACTTCTTAGCTGCTTCACTGGAAAACTTAACATCGTCGAGTGCCGCTTTGAGTGCATCTGAGAAATCTCTGTCGTAGATTTTTGCATTGAATTCTTTCTCTGCATCCTCGGCTTTTTTCTTCCATCCAGCAAGCTCTGTCTGAATGTTCGCCGGGTCGATACCGTCAAAACCTTTCAAGGTTTCTTCTGCTGTTTCAGCACGTTCTTTCCAGTTATCACGTTCTCCCTCGACTTTTAACAGAGTTTTCGCTACTTCTTTCGCATTTTTGTAATGCTCGGAGAGTGCTTTCTTAACATCTGCCTGTTTATCTTCCGGGATTTCAACTCCAAATGATTTTAATGTGTCAATAAGTTTCTGCATATATATCCTCCTGGTCGTGTTTATTGACCTGCCGCCGCAGGTAAATGGATTAAGCCAGTTAGACCACTGGCAAGGTAATTGCAGGAGACGGATTTGAACCGCCGTTCTCAAGGGTATGAACCTTGCGAGATTCCGCTTCTCCATCCTGCCCTTAACCCGGATTCCCGGGTTAGCAAGGTGTTTAACGTGTCATGCCTGCCACGAGTTGTTTCGGATATTTATTTCTTTTTTTTAAAAGAAAAGTATGAATAACAAAAACCTTAATCAAGGAGGTGCGCCATCTTGCGTGCCAGATGACAAATACGCACGACAGGATTCGAACCTGTTTAACTTTCCATTAAAGCGTGCGCACCAGCTACAAAAGTTAAAGAAAGGAGGATTAAAACGAAAATGTCAAAACAACCGTTTTACTTGTGCTTCCTGTTGCACAATTACATTATAACAGATTTCTTTTAACTACCTCTCTACCACTTTTACATTTTTAGAGCATATCACGGAGTTTTTCTACGTATCTCTTGACAAGATCACGTTCTTCCCGGCACTCTGCATCCTTGGACATATCACTCATTTCTGTTGTAAGTTCGTCCAGATGTTCTTCCAATGCGGCGAGCATCTTTCTTTTGCAGTCTTCAGACTTGCCGGAACGATAGCTCTGTTTCTGTGTCATATAGTCGTCATAAGCATCTCGTCCGTCAGAGCGGCTGTAATGTCCTCTAACATAATGCTCACCACGTCTGGCATAAGAACTGCCTCGGTCATAATCCGGCATCATTCTGCCGTCATTTGCGCTGTATCTCCCCATGCTGTCGCGCTTTCTTCCGCGTTCGCTGTAATCGTCATTGTATCCGCCACGCATCTCATCAAGGACAGTGTTATAGTACTCCACTTTCTTGTCCCAGTACTGCGTGTTCTTTATGTCTTTGTACATATCAATCAGTTTGTATGTCATTTCCAGATTTCCGGTGGTCAGTCCATTGTCAGCGATTTTGGACAGCTCGTCTTCAATTCTTGCGCATAAGTCTTTAATATCTCTCATAATCACACCTCCTACGCTTCTCTAGTCACGACAATATTTGCGTTCGCAACAGATACTGCCTGGTCGCTTGTGTTCTCTACTGCGATATTAACGCAACATCCGCGAGGTACATCAATATAGATGCCAGAGGACACATTATTGTACTGATTTACTGCTGCCGGTGTGGAAATCATCTGGGAAGAAAGAACCGGCTCGCCAGAGATTGCAATAGCCAGTGAGATAGCTCCGACAGTACCGCCTGTTGGAATTGCGATATTACCAGAAAAATCCACGAAGAATCTTGCTTTACACTGATTAGTCAGTCCTCTCAGTGTGATAATTCCACTTCCCTCTCTGTGCTGAATACAGTTAGAACCTTTAACTGCTGTGTTTGAAAATACTACATTTCCATTTGCTGCTACCGTCTGAGCAGCTACATTTGTAAATTCTGCCATAAAAATACTCCTTTCTACCACAAAAGGACAGGTCTCAGCCTGCCCCTCTGTGTAATACGGCATAAGCCGACATCCGAAATCAATCGAAAGATACTCTCGATATGAAGTTATCAGCAATTGCATCCAGTGTTGCATCCACATCCGTAATATGTGTTCGGGTTAGGAACCTGATATGCCGGGATCGGTGCTGGATTGATTGCATTAATGAGCTGCTGTGTCTGAGAAGCCATTGCAGTTGTGAGAAGTGCGCTCTGGCGATCCTGAGATGCAGCACGTCTGAGATCATTATTCTCAGCCTGCAGACTAGAAATCTTTTCATTGCAAAGATAGTCAAGAATGGCTCTTGTTCCAGCGTTCTGACTGTCAATAATGTCTCTTGTATTGCTGTTAATGGTGTTCTGCAATGCGCAGGTGTTCTGTGCCATATTGTAATTTACGCCCTGAATTGCTTCTCTGGTTTCGCAGCAACAGTTCGCAAGCTGTGCCTGTAAAGCATTAGTATTCTGCATATTAGCCACAGTATCGGCATTAATAGCCTGCTGGATTCCGAAGCCGGTCTGCATGATGTTTGTGTTGATTCCATTGAATCCAGTAAGTATACCGTTATTCATGGCATAGAATCCGTCGCACAGGCCGCTATTGATTCCGTCAAGCTTGCTGATTACTGCGGAATTGTCAAAACCTCTCTGAATATCTGCCTGAGTAGCTGCTGTGGCTGCATATCCGCCGCCGTTGCCATTATTGCCCCAGCCGTTGTTCCCCCATCCGAAGAAAGCAAAAATGAATAAAACAATAATCCACCAGCTACCATCTCCGCCAAACATGCCGTCATTATTTCTACCGTTTCCAGTAGCAGCGGCAATATCTGCTAAGCTATAATTTCCATCCATAGTTATAATCTCCTTTATTGTGTATTTACATCAATCTGGCCAGATTGTAATGTACTATTTCATTCCTTTCAACATGTGCTGGAATTGCCCTGCCATCTGTTGAACTTGATTAAGTTGTTGCTGAGAAATCTTCCCAGACTGTAACATCTTCTCAACTTCTGCTTTCGGGTCTCCCTTAAAATTCTGCTTAAACTGCATAAACTGCTGTATCATCTGCATTGGTCCGTTTCCCTGCGGCATCCCACCGCCAAGCGCGTTAAATAATGGATTACTCATCTGCGTTTCCTCCCTTGACTGCTGATTCCTGCACGGTATTAGCCCTAACAGGTTCAGAAAAAGAATTTAATCGGTTTATGATAGCTTCGTATTTGTCCTTCAAATCGTCATATTCCTGTCTGGTGACATATTTACTGTCCATGTTCTGAGTAGGCTGTTTAGGTGGCATCTGAGCGCCTATTTCGTGATACTCAAACGTCCGTAATGGTTGCGGCATACCGGAAACGTCTGTGGATTTTATGTAGAACTTTTCACTTTCACTGTCCATCAGTAAAACACTTGTCCCGGGTGCTACCAGATAGGATTTTGCGCCGACTTCGCCGGATACCCACAGGATACTATTGTTATTCTGTTGGGGTTGCTGCACTGGTTGAGTTGGCATCTGGACAGGCTGTTGCTGAAATTGATTCATCTGCCCCGGAACGCCAAAACTATATTGATAAGGATTGTTGTATAATGCCATCTTATGCACCACCTTTCTAATTATATTTTTGCATAGATGTATCAATCTAAAAAGTTCAAAAAAGTATCGAAAAAGTATTGGCATACCACCAGATTGGTGGTATTATATAATCATCAAAGGAACGGAGGAAACAGAAATGAAAAAATACAACTTATCAAAAATCATGAAAAGAGCATGGGAACTGGTTAAAAAGTCTGCAATGACAATTTCCTCCGGTCTTAAGAAAGCATGGGAGGAGGCGAAACGCACAATGATCAAATTTGAACGCCGCGCAAAAGTTGCTATCGTTGATGCAAACGGCGTATGTAATCCAAATTGTGGAAAAGAAAATGACGATGAAAGCAACTATCTTACATTTAAGTTGTGGGAAAAGAACGGTCATAAAAGAGTGTATGCAAATGACTATAAGGGACGTGCTGTTGGATATATTGATTTGAACAACAACAACTCAATTGAAACCGAGTTTTCGAAGGGCGATTTCGTTGAAACAATGAAACATTTTGTTGCTAATTATGAATTCTAGGAGGAAAGTAAAATGGGAAGATGGACAATTAGAGTTGATGACGGACAGATGTCGGCATTAAGAAATTACGGAAGCTGCTACAAACATGGCGGCGGTTCCGGCGGCTTCTTTGAGTTCCACGGCAAAACTCTGCAGGAAGCAGCCGATAATCTTATCACTGTATTTGCGGATGTATTTTCCGGAAGTGGTATTAAGGTCATTGAATATCCGGAACATGTTATTATCGAAGAGTATGTATACGAATACGCAAACTGCGCAGAAAAGCATATAACACTTGTTCTCCCCTGTAAGTGTTCAAAATACCAACATGGTGTTGGAGATGTAACCTTTGACAATAATATTCGTATTATTTTGCAGGAACAAAAAATGCAAGTAGCTGAAATGCGCACATTGCTTGACCAATCACGTTCAGAGTTCTCGAAGCAGTACAACATACCACTCAGAACGCTCGAAAACTGGGAATCCGGAAAAAGCAAATGTCCGGATTATGTGAGACAACTGTTAGAGCGGGCTGTCTTGGAAGATTGTGAGAAATAAGAAAAGGAGAGGGTGGAAATATCCTCTCCATATTTTTAACACACTTTAATTATTTTATTGTTTACCCGGCGGCTTAATCGTTTCGCCGTGGATATACTCACATTCATTTTCTCAGCACAGTATTCAAGAGTGCGTTCCTGACATCTTAGCCGGAACAGTTTTTCTTCATCCGGTGTAAAATTACACTCTGTCAAGAATCTGTCTATATCTTTCTTTGTGAACACATATAATTTCATGAGCATACCCCTTATCAATGCTAACGCTGATTCTGTGCAAGATACTCCGTGAGCTTCTGTTTTGTTTTTTTTAACTCCTCGACATTATTCCCACTGATCTGACTGTCCAACATGGTCGACAGCACTTCCAGAATCAACGAATCACGCTCTGCAATCCTCTGAAGACTCTCGTAATCTCGTTTGTCATGCTCTTCCAATCTTTCCACTCGTTTGTTAAGTCGGAATGCCGGGGCAATCCACTTAAAGATTACAGCCGCCGCCCCTCCGACAATAGACACCCCTCCGCAGATAGAGAGGAAAATCTGCATAAATTCTGATATGCTCATTTATTCTCCTTTTCCCAGTAATATACCGGGATTTCATTACCGGAATCCCATGTATCAAAATATTTGCCGTTCTGTACTGTCACCACATGACCATCTATGCAGAGAATATATGTGCCTGTTGGATGATCTATGCAAAAGTCATTGACTGTATAGATATATCGCTCCGACTGCTCAATCAGTTTTCGCCTGTATCCATGCTTATAGAGGTACGCTCCCCAGACATAATTTGCGCTCGGCATATCTGACAGAGTACATGCCTGTATCATTAATCCGGCGAATACTGTTTCCCAGTCGAAGCCAGTTGCTTTACATATTGCCCGGACAACGCAATCTCCTGTTCTCTTATCCTTAACAGGATTTGGATTGAAATATTCCCATCTATCCATCAGTCAATCCCCTTTGCTGTTTTATAGCGTTTTGCCGCTCCTCTGGCTTTAGCGGCGTTCTGGCGGTTCCACTTCGCGATCATGAGCCGGTCTTGCAGTTCCCTCAGATCGTTCTGCTTGCAGTAATCTTTGTATGCAGCATTTTGTTTTTGGAGAAGAAAAGACTTCCGGTCAAGGTCTTGCTGAAGTGCGAACCTTGTCTGTTCATCCTTACAGTTATCAACCGCCGCTTGCAGTCCAAGGACTTCACGCTTCGTCTTGCGGATTCTCCGTTCATAAGTACGTTGCCGCTGTTCTTTTTCGTACTGCTTACCTTTGTCGGCTTTGTCCTGTGCTGATAATTCCGCATAGGGATTAAATTCCCCGTCACTGGCTCCAAAACTGTGCCGACAGTTGATGCCTGACAGTCCACTTGCTGTTCCATATCCGGTCAATGAGAACGGTGGAAATTTCTTACTCTTGCCAGAACGGGAGTATATCTTTCCTTGCCACCATGAGTGATTTCCCGGATCCTGACCGCCGTCACCTGTTCTGGCTCCCATATGAGCACTGACCAGAATCAAATCCCAGTCCATTTCTTCCATGCGCTTTAGGGATATGTCTCCCGTAGCCTGCGCCACGCCAGTTCTAACGGAGCGTGCTACTGCTGTTTCAATGGTGTCTTTTCTGCCAGATGGATATGTAACAGTAACACCATCGCTCACAACGTTATTAACTGCTTCTTTAATGGCTTGCGTATACCCAACCGCCCCAGTCATTACATGATTATATGCAAGGTCGCATTGCTCGATATATAGCCTCTGAGCGGCACTTGCGGTTGTTCGTGTGAAATTCTTCCACTCGCCCATGGTTGCAAGCATGTTGCGCTCCATGAGCCTTATCATTGCTGGGGACTGTTCGAGCGGTACAGGGCTTAATCCTGCTGCCTTATAGACTTTATCGTCATAGTTCATTGCAGTGATTCCGGCATCTTCAAACGCTTCAAGAAGTTCCTGTTGTTCACGTTTGGTATATTTGGATAGTTCTGCTAGAATGTCCTCTAGTAGTTCGCCGGATTCCTGTAGCGTTCTGATTCTCCACGCATCAGCATTGGTCAGGATATAGTCCTCACCCCTGCCGATTCTTGCCATCATCCGCGACACAATCTCAGAGATGATATACTGATGCAGTTCTTCTGCAATTTGTTCACTGCCCTCTGTTATCCGGCGTAAATATTCTGGACTAAGCATAGTATATCACCTCTTTCGTCAAAAGTCGTGGTACATGTTTTGGTTTTTTACTGGTTAACTAAAGCCCTCTTTAGTTAATTACCGTAATGTGAAATAATTGCTCCCACTATACACTCACCTAAACGAGCATATCCACTGGAACTACAATGTAACTGATCACTATTATACGGAAATGGCGCAGAACCAGCGTATGTTTCAAGAACCACTTGACCATCACGTTTCTGATAATACGCTTTTCCATTTTGGTATCTTATTCGTGTTGTATTAACTGGATTGCCAGTTGAATCTAATTCATATGGTGAATACTGCTCATTGACTGGATTCGCACTTGCGCCAAACACATTCCACGTATATTTATTACTTCCAGAATTGTGCCATAAATCACACACTGGAATGTTATTATGATTTCCAACAGAAACAATCATATTTGCTAATGTTTCCATTGTTCGCCCACTGCCTGTCGGATATTCTTCATATCCATCTGCATCAATATACGGATATCGTCCCGGACAGTGCGGAGTTACATACAAAACTTTGCATGTTAGGTTATTTGCTTGTGTTAGTGTCTCATAAATACGATTAATTGTGTACTGAATTATTCCCGCAATCGTTGATTGGCCACTTCCATCCGTTTTATAGCAATCACCGATTTGTCCATCTTCTTTCCCACGGTCGTTATACGCCGGAAGAACAACGATTAAGGATTTATCCTTTACATCATCGACCGATAGCGGCTTTAAAACTCCACTTGCAGATGTTTCATTATCGTAATCACCACCAAGTCCTTTATCACCATCTACCATTGATATTGTTCCAACGCCGCCTTTAGCATGAGTAGATACATTCATTCCAAGAATAGTGTTTAATTGATTCTGCCATTTATTGGCGGCTGTTATACTATCACCAATAACTAATGCATTTTTTCCTTTCCAGTTATTAGTAGGCACATCTGGTATTTCACTTTTTAATGCTAAATCATGAAAACCTACACCACCGTTAATATGAGTTTTTAATATTGATACTAAGTAATCTTTTGTTAAATCTCTACTATTTTCTGTAGAATCAAAAACATATACCTTTGTTTTATCTTCTCCTGTTGAAGCAGAAAAGGTAATCACTAACGTTTTGGCATTATCACCTGCTTTTAAAACTCCCCATGCATACGTTTCATCATCTATTGTAATTTTATTATTTACCCCAATTAGAGTTTCGTATCCTGATATTGTAGATGTAATTCCGATACCATTGATAAGATTATCTTCATATAGTTTTACAAAACACAAATAGCTTTTACCACTTGTTGGTTTGGAGAATAAAATATCAGAATACCAACTATTATTATTATGAGTTATCTCAACCCCATCAGTTAATACTGGTAATGGCTGTGTAATTTTCTGAGCAGTCTGAGCAGTCTGAGCAGTCTGAGCAGTCTTGGCAGTCTCGGCAGTTACTCTTTTCTCCCAATAATTAGTGCCATAGATTGTCTTACACTTATTTAGGAGATCCGCACTTTTTAATGTTTCTTTTGCAATATCTGTCACATCAATAAGCAACATTGACTTTTTAGTAAGGGTGTATTCAATCCCCGTATTAGTCATAATACCAATTTTAATTGTGTCTGTGTTATATTGCGTTTCTTCGTACCGAAAAATATTGGAAGTCGTGTATTGCGCACCGTTTTTTGTGATTTCCGATTCTGTTGTGCTTATGACGCCTAAATTAACTTTATCGCTATAGCAATACGCAACGGCGGAAACATTTGTGATGTTTTCACCTGTTACAGTTCCCGAAAAATAAAAGATTTTTTCCTTCCCCTCGTTTGGAATTGAATACGAAAATTCATAGCGCCCATAATTTACAGTCGGAACAACCGTTATACTTCCATCGCCATTTGTGGTTGCATTCGCTCCCAGGACTTGTTCACTTTTCAGTTTTGATACCATCGCCAGATTTTGCACATAATCAACCTTATCTTCCTTCAGTGAAGCAATGTCTGTTTTATTCTGTTCGATCTGCTGTGCCTGTTCTGTGGTGGCTCCGGGCTTGACTGGATTCTTCTCAAGGTACTCATTTACTGCGGCTTTGATTTCTTCAGGCGAAATCTCACCGCCAATTCCTTTTAAGCATAATTCGTATAAATACTTCTCTTTTCACGTGATTGGCTTCGGGAGTTCGCCTTTATAATCACCTGTCAAGTACGCAAGATATTTTTCTTCCCTTGTTACTGGTTTATCTGCCATCTTTTTACTCCTCTCCGAATAATGTTGGTTCGTCTGGCTGAGCTTCTTCAACCATTGCTTTTGCATCTTCCTCGGTCATTCCTTCAAACTTCACGAAATACAACCACGCCGGTACCTTGCCAGTGGTCACATACTGCCACCATCTCGCACGATCGTTTTCACGCACATACAGGATATCTCCGAAATCATAATTGACTTCATAAGTTCCGACGGGTGCAAGTCCGTACAGGTCAGCGTAAACATTCAATGCGTAGATAACTTCGTCCAGACAGGATTCCAGTTTGTCTCGAACATCTTTGATAAACTGCACTGTTCTCTGCTGTTCTGCTTCTACTCCTGTAGCTGTCTGAATGCCGCTAGATTCGTTGAAAACGAAATACCCGTTGGAGAATCCAATCTTATATCCTAACTGGCTTAAAAGGGCATTTATGCCACTTATACGGGTATCTGTGTTGAGTTGAGGATTAATTTCTTGATAGAATTCTTTTTCGTCCTGTCCGAATACATTTTTAACAAAGCGTGGTAAGCTCATCTCGTTCCGTCTGTTCTCCATACCCTGTGGCGACATAGCTGATACAGGCGTGCCGCTTGGCATCAGTAGTCTATCGTCTGCCAGGACAATCTTCTGAGAATCAAAAATCTCTCCGGCATTTCTGCTGTATGCAATGTCGAGGTCTTTTAATTCTTCGATAGCTTCGGCAAATATCGGAAGTCCAAGTGGTGTACTAATATCCACATTGTTCGCCTGTGGTGTCCGCAATACTCCATATAGAGGCCCATCTAGCTTCTCCCCGTTTGCTTTAAGTATTGGCGGTGTATCTGCCATAAGGTCAGCCCATTTAGTCTGTTTAAGGTCAATCTTGTCTCCAATACTTTGAGGAGATTTTGATACATAGGCTCTATTGGAAACATAGTACGGATAAGTTGTCACGCCATCTATTGTAGTCTCGACAAAACGATGATATTCAAGCCGTGTATAGTATTTCCGTCCAGCAGTATAAGAATCTTTGAATATAATCCCTTTGATTTCCTGATTATCATAATCCACGATCATCACATCTGCCGGAGTAAATACGTCAAGACTCTCACCGTTTGGCTTAATAAACACCGTTCCATAAGCACAGCCATATTCTACCCAGTGACGAATCTGGAAATATACCTTGTCAATCTGCTCCTGTAACCATGTAGCCCTTGCGGAACCGTCAATCTGAATGCCGATCGCCAGCGTTGCGAGCCGTGCTGTCTCTGAGCAGACAGATTTAGCGAAATTGATCGTCTTGATATTATTCTTATCATCCAGCCATTCCGGCGCACCTCTGTAAATGTTCGCGCACCGGTTAATCAGCGATTCCATCTCCGGAAATTCTGCTGCCTGGATTTTAAAGTCCTCTTCGGCTTGTTTTTTGAAAATCATGTTAAACCACCTTTTTAGTGTTGTTATAAGTCCCATTATGCACTGTAACCTCTCCTGTTAAATAACGGCTCATAAGCATACCTAAGTGCCGAGATTGCGTGATCGTTTCCATCAGGATAACCGCTTATTACATTTCCCTCTTTGTCCCGATCATACTCATACTCTGTAATTTCTTTGTATGCATTCGGTGTCCGCTTCGGGTCAATGACTATAGTCTTTGTTTGCAAGAATTTAAAACCATACTCGATACTTCCTGGTCCTTTGATTGCTCCTCTGGCAGGAAGTCCGGCATCCCGGAAGTCATTCACGGACTTAGGTTCCGCAGAATCACATATCATCGTGTAATCGTCATAGCCTTTTTTCTTAATCCAATCAGCAGTCTTGGAGTTACTCCATTTATTTACATACAATTCGTCAATAAGATATATTTTCTCTCTGGCAGAATCATAATAAGTTCGGAGATAGCAGAAGGCATCCGGGTACCATCCATAATCTACACCAGCGAAAATGCGATCCATGTGGCTGATCTCTTCGTCTGTGATATCTCTAATCTCCAGATATTCAAATACATTTCCGCCGTCACCATTCGGAACACCCAGGTATTCATGCTCATAGGCTTCTGGATTGATTTCTTTCAGATGTGCTGCATCGTCAATAAACTTCTGTCCGAGCCACTCCGCCGGGGCTTCCAGATAACTCGAATGATGAATAACTCTTTTCGGGTTAGGCGTGAGCTTAATCCTGTTTACCCAGTTTGATTTTGACTTTGGTGGGTTGTATGATGAAAAATCATAGGACTCATCACCACCACGAAGCACCGACTGATTAACAGAACGTTCCTGAGCATCTCCCTTCATTTGATCTTTTTCTTCTTTCCAGAGGATTCCGATATATCCAAACTCCGGCTTAATAGATTTCAGCTTGGTTTCATCGTCCAGACCACGGAAGTATATTGTCTGTCCTGTTTTAATATACTTGATCTCAAGTGGTGACACCTTGCATTCAAATTCTTCCATCAATCCCAGTTCGTTGATGGCCCATTTCATGTTAGCATATACAGAATCTTTCAGAGTACCGGCCACCTGTCTTGTAATGCAGGCGTGCATCTGAGGATTATTCTTGATAAGCTCAACAATCTTAAAAGCTACGAATGAAGATTTCAGGCCACCTCGACCGCCCTCGAATACATATTCGATATTAGGCTTAATCTGTCGGTTAATATCCACGAATGCCTTGCCGAGCACTCTGGCAGGAAGTTCGTATTTGCTTTCGTCTGATTTTGATACAGCTACCAACTGTTCCCATTTGTCTACTGCCTGCATATTTCCTTTAATAGCTTTATCGTATACGGCAGCTACAATGCAGGCATTGTTATTTGCATCCTCATCAGATATTCCCATCTTTGTGAGCTTCTTTTTCGCAGTGGTCGGGGCAGGATTTTCAGCTATCATTTTTGCTAATTCAGAAAGGGTCTTTTTTTGACGGCGCACTTCTCCCGACTTAATACCGCCTTTTTTTGTTATTTCTCGGAGCTCGCTCGGAGTTCGTTCAGAATTTGGTATTAAATTTTTCTCATTTGCCATCCTATCAACATCCAATCATATCCTTTCTGAATTCAAAAAAGTCCCCAGTATAGCAGTTATATACAAATATAATACCACACTGGGGAGTTTTAGCTCTCTACCACTTTTATAAATTTTTAAGTTTTTTAAAGTCTGCCAATCAATTTGGCCAGATGATAATATTCCGCCATGACCTTGCGTTTGTAGCCGTAAAAGTCATTCTCCGTTGCAGGAACTGTCCTGATCTTCTCCATTGTCCGATAGCCGATGCTGTTGACGATACTGTCGTAGATTTGTGATTCAATTCCGGGCGCATATTTGATAGATACCTGTAACAGATTGTATTTATCACTTTCACTAAGATTTCGCAAGTGGCTTTGTAATGTCGGTATGTCATCCGGCGGTACTCCGTAGTCAATTAGTGTTGCCTTTCTCAGTTTCATTTATTTCACCCTCTTCGTTTAGGTTCCAGTCACATGGCATGCCTCGAAAACATTCTGGACAGTGTTCGTAGAATCCGCAGCCTTTGCAATCTGCTGGCTGTCCAGTGCAATATTGCTGTAGTACGTGGTATGCCGATATAGCAAGGTTTGGCGTTATGTCTGGTGTAGGTTTATTATTCATTTCTTCATCTCCTCCAGTTTCTTTACCGTTTTCCTGTAATCTCTGTTTGCAGACCGAAACATCATCAGAAGTATTTCAGATACAGGCCTCGCTCTATTGGCTCGTTTGGCTTTCTTGGCACATATAAGTTCGTTTCCTTCTGGGATATATATTCCTACATGATACGGGATTTTCAAAGATACTGTTGCAGCTAATTCCCCTGGCATAACCAAATAATTGTAATCTCCAATGAAATTCAATCCATGGCCAGATTTGAAATCTTCAATAGATGACTTGATTTCATAGCAATAGCAATCACCTTTTTCTATCCCGGAAACACTATTGTTCACTGGAACAAATTTCATATAGTCCACTCTAACTGCATGGTTTGTAGAATAATCAAACGTCACCTCTTTTGCCCAGTAGATACGAGGATCGTTGTTCGGATTGATTTTCTTTTCAATCATGGTTGATAATTCTGCCGTAATCTCAGGCCTTGTCATTCTTCATCTCCTCCAACTTCTTCTCAGCTTCTTCGCGGGTGAGAAATAATGATTCACCGATTTTATCTATATCCGACAACTCAAATACGCACTTGTCGATTGTACATGGTGTCTTATTTGGAATACCTAAGATGTAATATACTTCTGCTCCAACCTTACACGGCAATCTCACAAGTAAGCCCTGCTCTTCTAAGTCTTCATAAACAGCAAGTTTCGTAAGAATTTTATCCGCAAACGGTTTTAATAATCCATCCGTAATTTCTTCTTTTGCAACTCCTGTACCATCAACATTTCTTTCTCTTTCTGTTAATCTCTCCATCTACTTCACCTCTTCCATCTGACTCTCTATAGCGTCTGTGAGCAGCTTCAACGATTCAATGAATGCATCCGTCAATGCTGTTCTGTCTGGGTATTTAGCGAACGTTCTGACAAGTTTTACTGCATCCTTGATTTTTTCTTCATCTTCGACGATTTCGGATGCTTCATACACTGTCTTTTCAACATAGTTGTAAGTAACAATCTTACTGTCGTAAAAATTCAATATGTTTGGAAACGGAATTACGATAGGGTTTAAATGGTTTTCTCTCGCCCATGTGAATCCCTGAAGCTTTGCCATTTTCAGAACACTCAAATATTCTTCCTGTGTCTTTACAAACACGATTTTTCCAGTTAAATTAATCATTTCTCCACCTCTTATCGCTTACTTTTTATCGCTTGTTTTCATCGCTTGTTTCTGTAATTTCTCTCAAGCAGGCGTTCCAACCAACCGCAATAATATCTTTTTGTGATTCTACATTGTCATTCGGAACGATATACTCTTTTTTCTCCGGCAATGGCTTCAATGGACACCATTTAGGTCTTGATTTGCTTTCGTAATCATAATGTTCTTCTGTCATCAGAATTACATCATAATCTAAACAATCAGCTAATTCACAATAACCCACATATTCAAGTTCACCGCAGTATGAAGTTCCGAACGGGCAATCATAGCAATTTTCTGGTGCGTCTATCACTAATACTGATTTACTCATACGCTTCACTTCCTCTCAGCATCAGACTTAAAGTATTGTACCCCGGGACACAATTAATAAATTCTTTCTGGTCAGAACTAATACTCATCCCAATTTCCCAAATTTTGATGTATTTAATTAATTCGTCTGCATCTATTAAGCGCATTTTTCATTTCTCCTTTTAATCACTCGCCATGAAATTACCGAGGCATAACACACATGCTATAATATTAAGCACCAGAATATCCCATTTCTGATTGATTATATTCACAACAATGCATACAGCGTCTGCAATGCCTAAAACTAATGAAAAATATTTACTCATTGTTTTCATCCTCCCATACTCCCAACAACCGCATTCTCTCATACAGTACAGCGACGGTCTTGCGTCTGTATCCGTAGAAGTCTTTTGGATTCATCGGGATATATCTTTCTTTGCTGATTTTCCTGTAACTTTTCCGGTGCAAGATATTCTCAACAACCATATCCGCTATCACCGTGTTCTTAGGGCAAGCTGACAAGGCGGCGCTGGTAAGCAGGTATCCGTACTCTGCCGGGAAGTCTTTCAGCATCGTGTTTAATTTTTTCAATGTCCTCTGCCGGAATACCGTAGTCTTTCAGCTTTTTATTCCTTGTCAGCATACCGTTCTCCTTTCTATTCGTCTGGATGGTGTTTGTCGTACATGATCGCCACACATACAAGACTAACCACTCCAAATATAGTTCCAAGGGTGAATCCTAATAAGAATGTAATCATGCTTCCACCTCGCTATCCTCTGGCATCTGATAATCAATATGTCCATTTACATAGGCTTCCTGAATCATATCTAATACCTTCATGGCTTTTACTTTGGTAAAATATTTTCCTAAAACAAAATATCCTCCACTTCTCTGTGTATCCTGCCAACTCCAACATATAACTTTCAACGAATCTGGAAGTTTTAGATTGACTACAATGTTTTCGAACCTTACCAACGTTGTTTTATCCTGACTTCTGATTAACATTTTGCGTCCTCCTTATCGTTCGCTCTTTTATTCCATGCTTCTATTGCATATTCGGGATTGTTATAATGTCCTGTACCGCAAAGACAGTTACCGCATTTTACAAGATACTGAGCATTACCTAAATATCCAATTTCATCATCGGTAAAAATTTGCGCCTCTTCTCCGCAAAACGGACAAGGTTTTAATTTATCCATTACGTCCTCACTTTCCATAACCTTTCAGAATTTCTGCAACTGCATTAATGTGTTCTGATAATGCGTCTAAATCTTCATCTTTAATTATTCTCAGACCACGGCTCGACTTAAAATCTTCAATGGCATATACACCATCTTTGATTTCCTTAAATTTCTTTGCCATTTCGCTTTCTTTTATGGCTTCGGAATCGTATTTGTATAACACTTCATGTTTATCGCATTCTCCAATGTCGGTTTCAATTTTGGTTCGTTTAGGAGTTATGCGTACAATCTTTGCCGGATACACCATGACGTGTCTAAAATTTGTTCCCCATCCGCACCGTACTTCTCTTGCAACTCCAACCACGTCTCCGACTTTTAAATCATCTTTATTTATCGGATTTAATTTTCCTATTACCATCCTCTTGTCATCCTCACTTTCCCCATGTAAGTACCTGCCCGTTATTCTGTAAATAAATCACCGGCGCAGCTTTACGCTCCATATCTCTCAATCAGCTCCTTATAATCATCACAAATCTGAATGTGATGCTTCTTTTCCAAATCATCAACCATTTCAGACAATGATGTTTTCCCAGAATTAATATCATTGATGTAGTTATTAATTCTTTTTACGGACTTCATGTAGCGTTTCCATCCCCATCCATGCAATTCGTGCATTACATAGAACAAAATCACAAAATTCAGCACGTCAGACCAGTTCTTTCCATCCTCGAACCCATCATCAAAGGCTTTCATCTCCATCTCTTTTAATTCTTTCTGGCAGTTCTGGATAGACTGCGCAAACATATGAGCCTGCTGATTCGTATACGGAATGAATGCTTTCTTTTTCTGCTTGATTTTTAACTTTCCCATCCAACAGCCCTCCTTATGTTTTCTGTTAAAGCATCAAACTGTTTTAACATCTTCCGACATCCGTTTCTGGTCACCTGCATATCTTCGGCAGAGTCATCTATCCAATATTTGCCGTCAATCAGATAGCTGTTATCCAAGAATGTACGGAATCTGTATTTTGTAAGTCCGAATTTATTCATAATTTCTCTTTGCGTCAAGGGCTCTACAAATTCACCATCTGCTGTAACAATGTCATAAAGTTTCATTTTATCTCCTTGTTTATCTTTCTTATTCCGTACCCAACTGGAGTATATGCCCTGTCGGTACTGGGGTGGTTCGTCTTGAGCAAACCATCATCAACTAGATTATTGATATGCTTCCAGACCGTAGCTCTCCCGGCATCCACCCTTTCAGAAATCTCTGTAATCGACGGTGCATATCCAACCAGTTTAATATAACTGACGATATACATATAAATTTCTTTCCTGAGAGCCTGTCCCTGTTCGTATCTATTCTTTGTGTTGTACGGCATTTTGATTCTCCTTTTCCAATTCTTTTGCCTTATTAAACATCTTGGAAAGATAATTCGAATAAGCAACAAGCATGTGATCTACAAATCCATTTTTGTTATATTTTTCAGATACAACATGGATCTGTTCAACTACCTGCTGCCAGTATTCATCTTTTGCCTCAATTCCGGCAGTCTGGAGGACCAGTGCCGGAAAGTCAATCTGTAAAAACTTTATGGTGTTCGGTATCTGCTCATGCGTCACTCTCATACTTACGCACCTTCTTCTACCTCAAAACTCTGTTCAAGAAGTCGCTCGTTATCCTTGCTAAACGCCTTTATATAGCTCTGTTTTATCGGTCTGATAAAATGTATGCCGTTAGCTGATTTAGCCCGGGAAACAGCCACATAGAACTGTCCAGGATCCCAACAGCAAGGGTCAATGTTGATTTTTTCAAATGTCTGTCCCTGTGATTTATGAATGCTGATTGCCCAGGCAAGTTTTACCGGGAACTGAGAGAAAGAGCCTACTTTCTTACGGACAATCTTCTCTTTCACGATCTTCCGACCATCCTTTTCTTGTTCGGATTCCTCAATAACCTGTTTCTCAATGTCTTTATTGTATCTATATAAGCTAACTGTTTTGCCCTTATCAGTTTTGATAACCAGATAAGATTCTTCAAATTCTCCGTTTTCCACAATTTTCTGAATGATGCCAATCGTTCCATTAACGTAGTTTCCAGACAAATCATTGACTGTAATCATCACTTTTGCACCGATGTTAAGAATTAAGTCCTCTCTGGCAAATGCAATGTTCTTAATATCGGCAGATGTTAGCTCGCCGTCAACTGCTGCATGAAACACTTTTTCGGTCTTTTTATCCAACTTGCCAAGGAAAGTATTGTTAATTCTGTCAGCTTCTGCATTAGTGCCAACCAAGAACGGCGCTTCCGGTATAACTTTGTCTGATTCGTTGTTCTCCAGATATGCAATGGATTTTCTAATATTGTTGCCATATTTAATATCATTCAGCACATACTTAAATCCCTCATCATTCTGCCTGCATACCTCATCAAGTTTGATATATTCAAATCCCATTTCTTTCCAGTATTCAGACATGAAAGCATATCCATGTTCATACTTTCCACCCTTTCCATAATCAGATCCATACATCCGACAGAGAATTTTTCGATCGTCTGTCGTAATAACTGGCGGAAGCTGGTAGAAATCACCTATCACGATTAACTGAATGTCTTCTTTGTCCTCTCCGATCAGAAGTCTGTCAACTGCTCTCTCTTCATTCTCCGTGATGATCGTCTTTGCAATCATATTGAACAAATCGAACCGGCACATGCTGATTTCATCAATGATAAGAACATCTGCTTCTTTCAGAAGTTCAGCTCTGGATTTCACCTTTTTCTTATAGTCCTCAAATTTAATTGAAATATTCAATGCTCGGTGTACGGTAGTTGCCCCATATCCGATATTATCCGCTGCAATTCCAGTAGTGGCGGATACCAGAATATTTTTACCAGCTTTTTCCGCCTCATCGATGAACGTTTGGATAACCGTTGTCTTGCCTGTTCCTGCGTCACCTGTCAGAAAAACATTACTGCCAGACAGCATTGTATCTAATGCATATCTTTGCTTTTTATTGAGATCGTCTTTTTTCATTTTGTAACCACTCCTTGTAATAATTATGTTAACTGAATATTTTTTGCAATATTCAGTTAATTTTGTTACAATAAATCTAATTGCATATACTTTTTAATTTTGTAACCCGTGTGTAACCGGCTTTTTTAATCCACTGGTTACGCCACAAACCCTTATTTTATGTGGGCTTCAGAGGTGTGTAACCGTGTAACCAATGTAACCAAGGTTTTTATATAGGAGAATCACTAGAGTATATGTTTTTTATACACTCTCAAACTTTCTCCTATAGGATGTTTTTTTTCGTGTTACAACGGTTACATGGTTACAAATTACGAAAACGGAACATTTGTTTCGGCATCAGCTGGCAGAAAACCAGTTTCAATAACCTCATTTTCTTGCTCGTTTTCAAGACTTTTTATATCAACAATCTTTACCGCAATAAGCCTCATTACACTTCCACCGTCTCTTTTTAGTACCGTATCTCTTTTTCCTGTGTGCTTGATTAACTCTCGATTAATCGCCCAGGCCGAAAAGGCTTTTCTGGAGAATCCATTGTTCTTCAAAAGGTTTTCAAGAGGTTTCGGATAAAAATATACATATACATCTCCATATTCATCTGGCGTTTCCTTGAATCCCCACTGATCACAGCTAAATTGCGCATCAAAGTGCTGTCCGTACACTGAGAGACTTTCAAGAATGAATTCATAGCATCTCTGACCTTCTGATACATCTTTCTTGCGTGTAGGTATGTCTACAACGTCCTCGACCGTCAGCTCACGTCCATCCTTAAATATGAAATCTGTAGCTAATTTGTCAGCCAGCAGAAGTGTAGATATTGCTATTACCTGCTTTGCTGGAAAGTCATATCCGTCAAAACCTTTCTCAATTTCGGCTTTCATTTCTTTCAGATCATCCGATGTGAACTGTTTGAGATTTCCAACGAACACTCTTCCAGCAAAGCCGTAGTTCTTCACGACAATGCCGTTAATCTCTGCTGGATTCTCGTAAATATCCTCACAACATTCAATTTCAATAATTCTGTTGATAGCTCCGCCGGAATCTGCAAATTCCGAAATAGGGTTCTCACCGTTGCAAATAGTCACATTACTCCATGTATTTTCCTTAGCTGCTCCGAGGTCCTTATTTGAACGTGCTTTTCCTTTGCCAGAACAGAGATTGTAAATCAATGTTTCGTAGTTATCCCGGATATACTGAGAAGCATTCTTCGAGTCGTCCAGAATCATCGGAAAGTTATTGAGCATATCTGCCCTTGTCTCCAATGATGTATCTGTTGAACGAAAATTCCCAACGTAGGCTCCCGGTGCCGGATTCCCCCAAACCGATGCCGCTATATTGATTGTTACCGTCTTTCCGCCTCCTGTCTGCCCATAGAAATCTACGATGAACGGTAGCGCATCAAGCGGCTGTATAAGAACACTCGCAAAAGATGCTGCCAGTGCTATTCGCGGTTCCAATCGTCCGCATGATCGTAGCTGCTTAGCCAGAGTCACCCACTTGAAGTAGTCTCCACTTTCCTGTATACTTTGGAATAGCGTTTTAAAGCGGTATTCACCGTCAAAAACGATTGAAAGGTCGTAAGGGACAAATGTATTACCATGCCACCCCAGTTTGCTTGTAGAGTGCTGTATGTCGATCATATCGGCATTGTACATTTCAACATCCGCCAGATACTTTACGAGAAGCCTTGCATTCTCTGAGTTGACCTGCACCCCGAACCTTGCAAGATTAGTTATTGCCCTGGAAGTCACAATGTCAATTTTTGGAACAGTTATTTCTGTCCAATATCCATCCCTTTTAAAAGCCACCGTGATCTGTTCCTCTCCTGTCTCGATGTTTTTTAGACGACGTATCGGCATGATCGGGTGGTGACATACAAGTTCTCTTGCCTTAGATGTTTCAGAGGAAAATATTCCGTTCTCTGTAGCTATCCAGCTACCACAAGCCATGTTAGGATATTCCTTATCAACAGAATCAGGATAAAAGTTTGTGATGTTTTCAACTAACTGCATAGAACGATTTACTTTTTCTTCTTTTTCCTTTTCCTGTTCTGCTTTCTGGAATTCCTTTATGAACTCTTCTGCTATATGCTTCGCTTTCACACTTTTTGCCCGGTCCATCAGCTTAAACTTGATTTCTGAGCGGTCAATTTTACTTTTTACTGAAAAAAGCTCTTCATACAACTGCTTTTCCATAAAGTCTTGTGCCTGTAAGTTTTCAATATTTTCAAGAATTTTTCTCACCTCCTGACTTAGCTGATAACATTTCGTATCTGCTTTTTTCTTTCTCAAGATTAAACTGGCACATATACCACTCTTCTGAATCAGGAGGGAACGTTTTTAGTGCTGTTTCGTACATAAGTATGTTCTTTTCTACCTGCTCAATCTCATTAGGATCCTGAACAGGGTTGTGTTTTTTTGATTTAATATCTCGCATTTCATGTCTGATCTGGTTGCGGCTTTTACCTTTTTTTGATATATAAGTGCCACCCAGCTCAATAAACGCCGTACTAAAAGGGACGGATTCGTATTGCATCACAAAATCAAACACATCACCGCCAGTTCCACAGCCGAAACAGTAAAAGGAATCATCGTAGATTTTGCAGGACGCTGACTTTTCCTTGTGAAAAGGGCAACATATAAATCCTGCTCTATTCGGCCTTAGCCCGTACCTGGAGAGAATTTCTGGCATTTTTACTGACTGTTTGATTTCTCCCTTAGTCATGACAGCAGCTCCACGATCCGCCGCCCAGTTTCTTCTTTCGTGCAGAATTCAAATCGGACTCCGTATCTATCTCTGATTGTGCAGAGAGATTTATACAACTGGCAGCCATCAACAGCCTTGTCAGAGATTACAGTCTTTACTTTTTTGCCGTTTATCGTCCTCCAGATAACTTTGTGTTTCCTTGGGTTCTCCCAAAAATACACATCGCCAACTGATTTAATATCTGGTCCATGCTCACATAGGATAATCAGCTGAATACCGGCTTCACGTGCCCTGATAAGTTCTGCCTTGAATCTTTCATGTTGTTGACAGACATTTCCACAAAGCTCTTGTAAATCCTTCTTACGGTCAATACAGAGCTTTGCGTTGTCAAGCGACTGATAATCTCCACAATATAACTTTGATCTGAAATACTGCACTCCAAGGTCATCAAACTGTTTTTGAATCCGTTCCCATTCCTTTTTGTGTTCTCTTGTGTCTGCTTGTATAACCATTAAAAACACATCCTTTTAATTGAACGGAAGGACATCATCTGCCACGCTGTCTGGAATACTCATAAAGTCCGTACCTGACGGATTTGCTCCCATGATAGCTTCTTCTTTCAGATGATCGTCATAGGCTTTTGTGGTACGCTCTTCTGGGATATCTGCATCCTTAATTCCCTCAATACTTCGGAACCATGCAAGCTTGTGACGTTTTACTTCTTTGTTATCGTACCAGTCTTTTTCAAGACGGAAGATTCCACCGATCAGCTTTCCTTTAAACTGCTGCCCGAAGTTATCGCCCCACTTAACGGCAAACCCCGGATTTGATTTTTCTACGCATGTGATAAATGTTTTAAGGTTACGGACACCATAATCTACACCCTCATCAATAACCATGTAATTAGTACCTGCATTCGGATATTTCTTGTCTGGACGGATATCGTTCTCAAACTGTTTCATGAAATAGCCGGCCTGTTCGTCTCCTTCTGCGAAATCAAACAAGATAACGAGCATATCGAGTCCACCCTGTGTTTTTTTCTCTGATATCTGCTTAATTACCATCTTATGACCACCAAGCTTAATTGGTTCAAATTCTCCTGCTGCCTGTGTAGTATCATACGCTGTTGGTTTATTCATCTTTATTCTCTCCTTTTCCTAATTCGTAATAATCTCTGATAGCTGCATCTACCGCTTTCAAGTCGTTCGGAATTTTCAAATCAAACATTCCTTCCGGACTTTTTGCTGTAGTATATCCATCTGATTGTGTGATAAAATAATGTTCTTGACCCTCTACAGAAGTGAGAAGTACAATATCGAAACAGCCCTCTACTGTAAGATTCTGGTCAAGCATTTTGCCGACTGTTTTAGCCTTAATCTTTCCAGTATTACTGTCCATCTCTGTGTGATGCAAAAAATACACAATTACATCGTCTGGAAGCTTAATATTGATAAAATGAATAAGATTTCGGAAATTCAAAGCCATATCGGTGAATTTTCCATATCCTGTATCTTTTGCCCTGTCAAACATTTCGTTTACAAGAAGATACTGACTATCATCAATCACATATTTTTTTAATTGAGGGTTGCTTAATACCCTTGTTATCTGCTGATAAGTTGCATTTTTGGCGATTTTAAACGCCTTTTTGAACGGAAGTCGGTTCTTTTCTACTGAAAAAATGCCAACTTCTTCTGTGTCAAAATTTTTAATGGAATAAGTTTTTCCACTTCCTGTTTCGCCCAAAATAAGGACCGGAAATCCCATGTTATAACACCTCCTCAAATCTCCACGAATATCCTCCGGCAGTTTCTCTTTTACCATTACAACACTCGGAGATATTACCTATTGAAATTCCACATTTTCTTCCGATTTCAGAAAGACTATTCCAGATTTTGATAACAACACCATCCTTAATCTGCTCCACTTTCTTGTGCTTTTTCGAAGCAGCTTTGTAAGCTCTATTGGAATAATTATTGTTATACTTTCTATCGCACCATTCCAAATTTGTGTAATCAAAATTTGATGGATCAGTATCTTTATGATTAACTTCTGGAAGATTCTTTGGATTCGGCAAGAAAGCCATTGCTACAACTCTATGAACACTCATATTGTATTGCTTACCGTTCTTCCCCATTGTGACAAATGGATAACCGTTTCCTCTATCACAAGACTTTAAAACTCTTCCCTTCACCAGTCTTTTTCCTGTATTGCATTTTACATAGTGATCTGTGCTTCTTATTTCACCATGACAATTCACAATGTAAAGCCCCTCAAACCCGACTACATCTTTCCATAATATTGGTGTTGCCATTGCTATTCCTCCTTGTCATAAACCACATGTTTACTGCCCTCGATAATCAGCAAACTTGCAATACCTTTCATTGATAAGGTTGATTCGTTATAGATTTCGACCAGTGCGTTGTATGCGTCTGATGAAACCTTTACAACCTGATTATCTTTCCCAGTTACCAGTTGCTTCTTTCTTGCCGGAATACGGATTTCAAATTCACTCACCGATATTTTCCTCCTTATATGATTTCTGAGCCGTTAAAAGCCCATTTAAGGCTTGTACGTAACTCGCCAATGTTCTTGCCTTGTATGATTCTTCAATAGGATTATCCGGGACTGTGGCAAGCTGTATATCAATCAATCTCAGAACCTCATTAATTCTCTCATCCATGTTCACACCGCCTTGAAAAAGCAGTACAGGTTATCCGAAGCGTCCCCGGACTTCTCTCCATCAATGTCTTCAGCTTTGTGATACTCCACATGGTCCAGAGACATGTCACAGTTCTCATAATCCAGAATGCAATCACCTCTGGATTGAAGCTCTCTGAGTAGTTCATTAATACATCCTGCTATCTCCAGACTAGGAAGAAGTTTCATAATTGCTATCTGTTTACTCATTTGGACACTTCCCATCTATCAGAAGTTCCAGCAAGAAAGTTTTGATTTTATTAAGCTTTTCACGACTTTCTTTCTCGTAAAATGGATTAAAAGATACATTTTGATATAAATCCCATTTAAATTTGTCTTTGGGAAGGAGAGCATCTTCCTTCCTTTTAACCCCTCTTACTTCCAAACCGTAGCCCGAAAAATCAAAGGTGATATTTGCTACCGGAACTTCGTTCACAACTCTTTTACAGAGTTCATAAATTTCATCAATTTTCTCGAACATCTTCTTATCCTCCTTATTTCCTACTGCCAGTCTGCTTTCATCTGGCGTACTGCCCATGCTGCCGAGATACCGAAAAAGATGTTTAGCCAGATAGGTATATCCACATATTTCCCGGCGAGCATGCATACGGCGATCAACATATATTCTTTCATTTTATTTCATTTCTCCTGCAATCCACGCAAGGTTGCTTGCCACCAGTGCGGCAGCCGTCACAACCCATGCTGTGAACCATCTTTTTGACTTTTTCTTGCTTTCTTCGACAATTTCAGTCGCAAGTGCTACTTCGATGTCAGCCCATGTTAGCTGATTTTCGTTTCTAATTTCACTCATATCTTGCTAATTTCTCCTTATTTTTTCTTATTTGTCTTTACAATTAGCAGATAGAGAACTATAATGTATCTATCCACTAAGGCATTTTAGTGGGTGCAAAGCTCCGGGGCGGAGGTGTCGACTCCCTCCGGGGCACTCACTTATTAAGAGCAGCCTTACCTTTCCAGACATGTCCAGTTACTTCATAGACTTTCCTGGGGCTTATAATGTAAGTAATTCGTCCACCGGAAAGACTTTTTGCCGGCTTATTATTCTGCACAGCCACACCAATCGGCAACCATCCATACACAATTCCTGCCCGGATTGCTGTAATAGGGAGTCCGATCAATTGACTCGCATCGGCTACGGTCATATTCTCTGATGAGAACTCCGGCATCTGTGGGATTGCTGATATGATTCTTGCGACCTCTGCAGCGAACTGATGGACTTCTGCATTTTCTTTAATGTAAGTATCAACTTCGCTCATTTCATACTCCTTTCTTACTTTCTTTCTGGTCAGAATTACTGCAATCAATAACTCCGTCCATATACCCCAGAATATAATGCTTCTTATCTTCTGGGAACTTACAGTGCTCTGCGTGACTCACATAAAGGAGTTTCCGCTTAATACGTTCCTTGTTCTTTCTGTGCTCCCTTATTAGAATAAGTCGCAAAGTGTATGGTCGTGTCCACTTCCATATCAATACGGAAACCATCCGGTGTACAGGAAATCATGAAACCTGTACATTCACGTCCGAAATCCTCTCCGTTGATGCGGAAGATTTTCTTTTCTGTGTCAACCTCGATTGTTTTAAGTTCGTGTGGAACGAAAATTTTATTCATAATCTACTCCTTTCCCGTTTTCTTTCTGGTCAGAATCATCTTTTTTCTCAGAAAAACTTTCCGTCTTTCCGAGAATGTAACCCTTGTCAAATTCTGACATCTTAGGAATCGCGTTTTTTAGCTTTTCAACGATTCTTTTTTCTTTTTCAGACATGTACTCACTCCTTTCTTGTGATATACTCCCAGTAGACGGGAGGTGATATTGTGTATCTCAATAAAGAACAATTTAATTTCTTGAAATATCTTTCAAGCAAAGAAAAAATTGAATATTCTTCTCTATCGGAAAATGAAATCAAAATTTCAAATTTTCTTGAAGAAGAAAAATTGATTTCTGTTAATAGAGAATCTTTTCCTAAAATCAATCAAGACGGTCAGGTCAGATATGCAAAAGGAAAAACTCTCTCTATTACGATTTCCGAACAGGGAAAATCTTATATTGCTGAAAGAAAACATGAATTTAAAAAGTTACTATTGAAAGATGTGGCTATTCCGATTATTGTTTCGATTCTTACCACCCTAGCACTAAACGGATTAAAACTGTTGCCACACTTGCTACAATTGCTGGAATCACATATTCCATAATCGGATGGCGTTTCATATTTTCCACCTCCTTTGTTTACCTTGTAAACACAGTATAGTCCCTTAGACAACATTTGTCAATACTTTTTTGTTGACTTTGTAAACATTTTATGATATTATATTTTCAGAAAGGAGGAATTAAATTGAAAGACAGGTTTAAAGAGTTGCGAAAAGAATTAAACGTAACTCAGCAAGAATTTGCAGACAAACTAAAGATAAGTAGGAATTTTGTAGCGCAAATTGAAATGGGAAGCAAAGTTCCGTCAGATCGGACTATTGATGATGTTTGCAGAGAATTTAACGTAAACGAAGAATGGCTCAGAACTGGAAACGGAGATATGTTTGTACCCGGAATTAAAGACAAACAAATTTCTGCCATGCTTGCAGACGTAATGAAATCTGGAGAAGATTCTTTCCGACACCGTCTCGTGTCTGCATTAGCCAGATTGGATGATGAGGGATGGGACAATTTAGAAAAACTTATTGACATGATTTCTAATAAGTAAAAAGAAAGACAAGGGCAATGCGCAAACCCTTGTCTTTTTTAATGTTATCCGATTAGCCTTTTCACAAATATATAAATCACTTCTATCCAATGATTATTCGTGCATTTTTCAACCATCTCAATAATCTCTTTCTTATAATCCATAAATAACCCTCCCTGTCGCAGCTACCACTTACACTATAGTATATGTCCGGCTGTGGGAAATAGAACCGAACATTAATTCTTTTTTGCTATTATACCACCTATCCCGACTCTTGGCAACTGCCAAATATACACATGGACTTTTGTTATTTCATACACAAACTTTGCAATCTCAAAGAAAATTATGCTTTCACAGAGGGAAAATGCGAGATCGCAAACTTTTCCACCGCCGTTGTTTGTATGTGGACACTTCTGGGCGGAATTGTCCTGATATACCGTGTACAAATGAACTATCTGCATATCTTTCTGATTATTGTTGGAAATTATCTTTTGTGGGGTATATACAAGACTAAATACCTTATAGATCAGCAAGAGAAGTACAAAATACTTAAAACATTTCTTATTCATCTAAATCACTCTATTTCGTTCTAAATCTTTACAATATGCTCTTAAAATGATAAAATAAAAATACCACGAATAACCGTACTTTACATAATATTGCAAAATCAGCGGTACAAAATACATAATCCGCATAAAAAGTGCGAAGCGTGGCGAATAAAGCTATTAGGAGGAGCAATTCTATGAGCAAGAAAAAAGGTGGAAAACTTAAATGGGTAGTTTTAGCGGTTGTCGCCGTTGGTGTTATCGGTGCCGTTGGCGGAAATTCGGATTCAGGTACTACATCCACTTCCAGCACATCTGCAAAGACGGAATCTACAAAAGAAGTTGATACACCTACACCAATTGAATATACAGCCGTATCAGTCAATGATATGATGTCTGATCTTGACAGTAATGCAATGGGTGCATCTGATAAATACAAAGGCAAACATCTTGAGATCACCGGAAAGCTCAGTAACATTGATGCAGCCGGAAAATATATTGACCTTATGGCTGATGGAGATTTTGAGATTATTGGAGTCCAGTGTTACATCAAGAGCGACGATCAAAAATCTAAAATAGCATCTATGTCAAAGGGCGACACCGTTACTTTAAAAGGAAAATGCACAGACGTTGGAGAAGTTCTTGGATATTCTCTTGATATTGAAGAAATAGAATAAAATAAAAACCGCCCCGGCATTGGCGTACCGGGACGGCGTTTATACATCTCCGGAGAGATGCTATACTCTGGTCAAGACATATTGTATCATCTTCGGAGCAGTCGAACAAGACAGAAAATTTGTTCGGCTGTTATTTTTATACCTAAAACAGCTATATAAAGAAAAGAGGAATAAAAATGGCGAAGAAAAGAAAGAAATATCCAAAGTTGCCGAATAACTTCGGCTCTATCCGGTATCTTGGCAAGAACCGGAGAAACTGTTTCGCAGTGCATCCACCAGCTGCACCGGACGATACTGGTAAACTAAAACGTCCGCCGGCAATCTGCTATGTAGATGACTGGATAAAAGGTTTCACTGTCCTGACAGCATACAAAGCTGGCACGTATCAACCCGGCATGGAACGGGCTCTTGAGGTGTCTCCTACGACCGATATAGATACCCTTATAAGTCGCTTAATTGCCGACTACAATACAATCAAGGGTGTCGAAGGAAAACACCCAGAAATCAAGAAATTGACGTTCTCAGAGGTATATGAGCAGTTTTATGCGTGGAAATTCCCAGAGGGGACAAAACTGTCATACAGTTCAAAAGAAGCATATCGGACAGCTTATACAAACTGCACTGTTCTACACAATCGCATATTCGAGGATTTAAAGGCTCCTGATATGCAAAAGGTTATTGATGATTGCGCACTGAAAAAGCAAAGCCAGATGGCTATTTTGACTCTGTTCAAGCAGATGTACAAATATGCGGTTTACTCAGAAATCGTAACGGAAAATAAGGCATTATATGTCCATGTCAACGCCGATAATGACACCGAGCATGGAACACCATTTTCTGATCAGGAGATGCAAGTGTTGTGGAATAATACCGACGATCCAGAAGTGCAGCTCATTCTTATCATGTGCTATTCTGGATGGAGAATTGGTGAAGTGCTAAAACTCACAACTAATTTGGAAGAAAAATACTTTCAAGGCGGAATCAAAACAAAAGCCGGTAAAAACAGAATCGTTCCGATACATCCTGCTATATACCGCTTTGTCGAACAGAAAGTGCTGACACAAGATGGAAAACTATGCGTATATACTCAGCAACATCACAGAAAAGCGTTGTTCTATCCTACAATGGAGCGTTTGGGAATAGTCGGCAATCCGAAACACACGCCGCACGACTGCCGGCACACCTTTTCAGCCCTGTGCGAAAAATACGGCGTCCGGGAGAATGACCGAAAGCGAATGCTCGGTCACTCTTTTGGTGGAGATGTTACAAACGCGGTATATGGACACAGGACGTTGGAAGAACTCCGAACAGAAATTGAAAAGATAAAAGTTCCATTTGTGACTAATTGTGACTAACGGAATCGTTTTTAATCTTTCTAAAACAACCGAAATATCATTATCGAAATGCCGGAAACCCTATTAAAATCAACGTTTTCAGCGATTTTGCAAGGATTTCCTTCATTTCATTTTCATTATTCTAATTTTATTGATTGTGACTAACAAATGGAATTTAGAAGAATGCGCAAATGCCTGTAAATACAGTGTTTTTGCCACTATTATATTAGGAAACAATATTTTTATTTGTGACTAACGTGTGTCTAACGATAACAGTCTAAAACTTCCGAAATGATACAAAATATGTTTATAAATAAAGTTCCCGGGGAATTAACCCCGGGGTGTTTTTATATGGCAATCAAATCTTTCCATGTGGCGGGTCCGCAAATACCATCCACTTCCAGAACTTCTTTTCTGGATTCCTGATAAGCTTT